AGAAGTGACAGCAGGATAATAAGAAAAACAATTCCAGAGCTGTAGTTCATCAAGTCGTCTTGTGGGCACTCTGGATGGTTCAAATCCCTTCTGAATAAACGCGCTAATAGGCAGGCGATAAAATATTGCACCGTTTTCCATAATAGCATGCCATAGTATGCTCCTTCCAGTGAGAGCTGATATGCCGAAGATAATACAGTCTTCAACCTCTCCCTGATGTTTTTGTAAATCATATAAATATTCTCTCCTTATCTGTGCATAGATAGGTGGTATGTTTGCATTTAAATAAGCCATATTTTATCCTCATTTAATTGTACCCCAATTTAGTCCAGATTCAAAGTCAACTTTGTTCTTGACCTCAAGAGGTATCGCTTGTTCCATTATACTTTGAATTATGTTAGCCATGTATTGACCGGTAACAGATATACATAATTCATCGTGTATTTGTATGTGTGGTGTTATACCTCTTTCATGTAGATCTACCATGGCCTTCTTTGTCATATCTGCAGCTGATCCTTGTATTAATCTATTTAGAGCTTTGTATGTAAATGCAGGTGTATAATATCTTTCAAAATAATCCATGTAGTTTGCATCTATTTTATTCTCCTTATACTTGTCTAACATCTCTGCTTTAAATGCTTCCATGGCTTGTTCTTTCGTATACAATGGCACTTCATTAAATCTATTTGTTTCAGGATTCCATTCTTTATTTGTTGTTTCCCATCTATCAAACCTGCAAAATCTATCGTGTAATGTAAATAATAATTTGTTTTCTTTTGCAAAAGCTATTAACTCTTGTGACAGCTGTCTTACAAATGGCACTCTGCTGTGATATTCATTAAATAATTCTTTAGCCTGTTGTTGGTCAAGACCTAACTCTTTCTGTAATTTTATTTTACCCATACCATAGAAAAGACCTAGGTTAATGGTTTTTGCCTGTTTCCTGGAGATATTAGCCATGTCAGCAACGATCTGATGAAAATCGGCGTCATCCCTATCAAATTCTTCTTGAAGGCTCTCTGTGCCCGGTAGACCTAATTTAATTGCATAATGCACAACAATACGTGGTTCTTGTTGTGAATAGTCAAAACTACCCCACCTACAACCGTCTTCAGGTATAAATAACTCTCTCATCTTACCACCAATATAACCTTTAGCCGGTATCTGTTGTAAATTAGGATTAGACATACTAAATCTGCCGGTGACAGTGCCACCTGTATCTGACCTAATTTGATTTATATCTGCATGAATTCTACCCTCGTGTACATATTCTAATAATCCATCTATAAAAGTATTTACCGCTTTGTCATATTCTCTTGCCTTTGCAATCATACGCAAACACTTATTATTGTGAGTTTGTAAATAATTTTTTGGTAATTGAGGCATTTTAGATTTTGGTGTAACTTTGTAATCTTTTATGCAAAGGTGATCTAATAATTTTTTAATTGATGCTGCAGCCCAAATGTCAACTTTAATAGTTGTGATACTTTCTATTGCTTTTATTATTTGGTCTCTACGTTTTTTGAGATGTCTGCCAAACAGGATAGCTTTTGCGACATCTATTCTAACTCCTTTAAATTTCATGTCAACCAAACATAAAAATAATTTTGTTTCTAATTCAAATATTTGTCTACAAGTTTTTTGCTCTCCATCATCTTTAGTGTATAATACTTCGTCAATTTTTTTGTTAAAAAGTTTCCATAATTTATAAGTTAAGTTTACATCCTGTTTTGCATACTCTTTTACAATAGATGCGGGAAGCTTATGCATGTTAGTCATTGGGTCCTTAACTGTGCCACCAGACCATTCTAAAGTTTTTTGTTGTAAGTCGTATTTGTATTTTTCTTCGTTAAGATAATCTTTTGATAATGCATCGAGTGAATATTTAAATCTATTCTCATCAATGACAGATGCTGCTATCATGGTATCAACAATCCTACCTTTTATCATCTTACCTGTCACTGCTCTTATCCAACAGACATCGTACATCGCATTGTGAAATACTTTTGTAATGTTTTCGTTTTGAAAAATCTTTTCGTTTAACACCCGCCATATCTTATCTATTCTATCAAAAGCTATGTCAGTGTCAGAATGACGTAAAGGAAAATATGCAATATCATTTTCTGTTGCAACTGCGATGCCACATACAAAACCATCTTTACGTATTGCACCTGAACCTTTTGTTTTAAGATTAGGATCGTAGGTTTCTATGTCTATTGCAACTGTATCAATACCATTTAGATTTAAATCCTCTGGTGTGTTACACATTGTAATCCCTTTCTATAATCATTTCTATAAAATGTATTGCTTTCAATAAATCTTGTTTCTTCCCTTTATCTCTATGTCTTATTATATATTTTATAGCACAACCTTCAGGATATAACAACTCATTCTCAACAACAAACTTGCTCGGCTGAATTTTATATTTTTGATAGTGTGATCCTCCGTGCTGCTTGTCCCAAACATTTTTCTTTTTCATCTTACTCCTAACGTATATTTACCTTGCGATGCTACAGTCCAACAGTCAAATTTACCTCTGCTGTATGCAACATATTTTAATCTTAATTGTGTAAAGTAATCCTCTTGTCTTGTTGCTGTTAGATCAACAACAACGTTGTCAAACGTTAAACCTTTTACGGTATGTATGTTTGCGTATTTTACTCTTACCTCTCCGTCGTCATATCCCTTGTTTAGAATCTTTCTAATGTAGATTAATCTATCAGGGTCTGTCTTCTTTCTTATCAATGCAAAGTCTCTTTCTTTCCCGGCGTTTTGTTTTAGATACTTATGATATATCATGTAATCTATTGTGTATTCTCTATCAACCCACTCATCAAAACTTTCTTCGCCTCTGCCATGAACTATTACTTTGCTACCCATGTACTGCCAAAAATCTTTTATTTGTTTTAACGGCATTGGTGTGCCTTTACAAAAGTCTGGCCATAATTTATGGCATCGTAGTTCTTTCTTTGGCACGTGGGCCGTGTTCCCTACATGTGCAAACTCTATACCTTGTTGTTTAAAAAATTTTTTGACCCATGAATCTGACGGCGTGCCACGATAAGTAAATAAAAAAGTCTCATCGGTATGTTTTATTTTATCTAACAAAGCAGTCATGGCACTACATCTTTTATCCAGACTAGGTAAATGATAATGATTACCTATTACATCTGTTGGTCTCCACGCTCTTTCATACCCATAGTGATCCCATATCGGTCTAATGATTCTCTTACAAAGATTGTTTATTGTTTTGCCACATCTATGACCTTGCTCTAATTGTTCTGCCTCTCTTGATAATCTATGATAATAATCCGCATCTGACCCTGCAAACTCAAATATGGTTTGATCTGCATCACCAACAAAATAATATTCTTTTGCTTTTGTTGCCATCTTATTAAGAGCTTCTCTTTGTGGCACGTTACTATCTTGTGCCTCATCAACTATCAATGCATCTATGTCTGGTTCCACAGCTTTGTCGATAAAATCTTGTATCATATCTGCATAATCACAAACATGATTGTCTTTTTTATATTTTAAATATGAAGAGACCATCTGTTCTACAGAATTTAAAGTATATGGTTTATAAACTTGTTTATCACACGTCTTCCAATGTTCTTTTAATGTATTACCCTTACCGTGTGCATCTGCTAGATATCTATAAAATTTGTGTTTGTCAGCGTTAAACTCTGACTCTGTTACTCTCTGTAATTTAAATAGAGAGTCTATCGTTGTCAAATTCATGTGATCTGCATAACTAAACACCTCTTTACGTCCAACCAATCTACTTTTGCAATAAGAATGTATTGTGCATATGTTATATTTCATTGTTTTTTTTGTAACACCTTGCATCTCTGATAGTTTAAGTATTTCATCTCTTATCTCATCAGCTGCAACATTTGTATGTGATAGTATTATTATTCTGCTGTAAGGATATTTTTTTAGTAACTCTGTATATTTCTGTGTAATAAACATCGAGGTCTTACCTGTACCTGGTGGTCCTGATATAAATTTAGGTTGTTTCATCTGTCACCTCTTGATATTCACCTTCTACTATTAGATCTTCTTTATCTATCTTTTGATTTACCATACGCCATGACACACAGGATTTTGTGCCATACTTGCCATGATTCTTTTTTGCTTTTAATATGTTTTGACATTTTATTACAAGGTCTACTCTTGCAAGATTTACTTTCTGTTTATGTAAATAATCTTCAAATTTATCTAAATTAAATTCTAATATATTCTTTTGCACGTTGTAATATGGCATACCAAAGTATGCTAATTCTTTTTTATTTGTGTATGCTTTCTCTTCTGCAATATAATTTTTAAAATGTTTTATAAATCTTAAATCTTCTTCTGCTTCTTCTACATAATTTGTAGACTTTTCTCTTGCCTCATACTTTCTACGCATTATCTCTTCAAAGTCTGCAGCTTTCATTTCTGGAATCCATACAGAAGCTTTACTAATTACAGAGTCATAGAATAATTTTTTGTTTCGTAGTGTGGGACCGTCTACTGTAATTGTTTTTTCAACGGCCTCACCCTGCACTACAGCGTTTATTTTTACAAAATATCTATCACTACCGTACTCTATTATCTGCCCGATAGATTGTTTTGCCTCTTCACTTGTAGCTTCTTGCACACCAATCCAACTAAATATAGTTGCTATTGTTTTTGTAGAGCACCCAATAATCTCTGCAAGTTTTGGCATACCAAATTTTCTGTTTGCTTTTTTATGTGTTGTACCTTTTCTTTTTCTTTTTTCTGCTTCTTCGTCTTTAGCTGCAACAGCAATCTTATAAACAAAATCGTCTATATCATCTACGTTCCATTCTGTATGTTTTAATAATACACCTGCCATAGCTGTGCAGTAATCATCTCTTTGTCCTGACCCTGCGTATGTTATACAGAGTGCTGCTGACAAAGCTATTTTACCAAGATCAACTTTTAAATTACCAGGATACTCATCTATACCATCATACTTAACCCATTTTACAATTTCATTTGTAGTATGATATTTTGTTTCAGGGACTAGTGTATACTTGTTTGCTCCATGTCTTATTTCGCAAAGTGTTGCGCCATGTCCATAGTCTTTATAATAATTTTCTAATTCTTTTGGTA